CGACAATATCATTGAGATGAGTGAGACTTATGAAGAAACATACGAAGCAGATTGGTGAAGAGAACAACAATGGCTGGACGGAACAGCAGCTAGTTGAGATGGTTGGCGACAACAGGTTAGACCAACTCGCGTTTGTTACCGGTTGCACAAAATCGCAATACACAGATCCCAGCCACCCAGAGTTGAGCGGTTATATTATCAGCCGCGATACACTTGAAAAGTTTGCACGAGTGCTGATTGCGGAATGTGCATCGGTTGGGTTCAAAGCAGCATACCCGCACGCTGGCGTGAATGTGCTAACAGCAATCAAACAGCATTTTGATATGGATGACGCGTATGAAAGAACTGAGTGACAAAAAAACGATTGGAAGTTGCGAATGTTTGCTACGCCAATGTAGCAGGCGAGTTTGCGATGTTCACAAATCCCAAATATCGTGGCGAGAGCTTTACTTGGGAATGGTGGGTCGATCATTGTGCGGAAAACGCTGATCTGTGGATGATGATTCACGATGTCCGTGGCGACAAAGAACAAGTAAACACGCTGGCAAAGCAATACGCACGCGAGATTGCTGAACGGCTGATTGATAGGGCAGGACTGCAATGAATGAACAAATCAAGCAGTTGGCTATGAAAGCTGAAGGGACAAAAAAGCACGTCCCTGCTGTATGGCAGTTCTACGATCACGAGTTGGAGAGCTTCGTTCAGTTGGTTGTTGACCAACATGTTGCACTTCTGCAACAACGGTGGTACAATCTGAACAATCAACAGCCTGAACCAAACGAAACACCGCGTGATGTTGGCATGCGAGTTGGCAGAAAAAGCGAATTGATTTCGATGATAGAGCTACTGAAAAACCACTACAAGGAACAACAATGACAGCATCTGTAAATTCAGCAATCGTTGCTGACATTCTCACCCGCCCAGGATTGGAGCGTTTGCAGCAATGGGCTGAGATCGGTCCTGTGCAACGAGCTGCTGTTGAGCTGCTGGTTGAAAATGTGTTGACTGATGCTAAGGCAGCGTGTGCAGAGCACGATATGGAGTCATTTGGCATCCTGCCAATCCGTGCTGCGATCGTGACGAGCTCGTGCATCCAAAATATCGATAGGAAGTTCAGTGGACAGCAAGAAGATTGATCCAGCAGCTGTTGAACGAGCAAAGAGGGCGCTTGAACGGACCGTCGAGCTGTTTGAAGCATTTGCTGATTTTGAAGAGCCTGTGTGCTCAAAGTGCGGCAGAGTGATTTATTGTGGCGTAAACAAACTGTGTGGTGATAACGAGGGTGGACTGAAAAATGCTAAATGATCGATTGAAGCGACAGATTTATTCATCGGGGCTGTACGACTGTCTGTGCGATCCGTACGACAAACACAACACCGGAGATCAGTATGGGTCAATCATGGATGACCTCGACCGCTTTGCGCAGATGATTGCAGAAGAGTGTGCAAGCATTGCTTATAACACAGCCAAAGATGGCGACGCAGCTGCACAAGCGATCCTTTACGAGTTCGACGTCGATGGCGCAAGGAGCCAAAAGTGAGCGATTGATCCAAGAATATCGCGGGTTTGAGATACGAAAACACATCGATGGATCGTTTGTTGCATATAAAGGTGATATGACGTATTGCAAAACAAACACAGCCTGGTCTGCGATCGTATACATCGACGAACTTTTATCACCTTGACATGTTGACTTTTACCCTAAACTGTGTTATAGTGGCCATTCATTAGTCAGTCTTCTTACTGGAAGCGCGGTCGGTAACCGATTCCGACTCGACGCGGCCGGCGGCGAAAGGTTTGGTCACCAAAGTAGCTGCTCCCCGACGTGACAAAGGAAGTCCCTCTGACCAAGGGCTGCTGGTGCAAACCCAGCCGCTTCCCGTAAGAAGATTGCATAACAGGTTTGGAGTACATTGTGGGAAAAGAGTTGTTTACCCGTAAGGAATCGAAGCGATATCCTGGGCTGTTTGTCAAGAAGTACACCCGCCGCGTGTTCTTTGATAACTTGTGGCATGAGAATGATGACTTGTTGGAAGCTCGCGGACACGTTGAGCTGGAAGACGGAACCGTTGTTGTTCGTCCATTCACGAAAATCTTCAACCGTGGAGAAAACGGTACAGACATCGATCGTGATCGCCGGGTGATTGCCGTTCGCAAAGTCAACGGGTTCATGGCATGTGCTACGTACGTGCCTGAAGTCAACGACGTTGTGATATCCACAACAGGATCTTTGGATTCTGACTTCGTTGGCTATGCTGCAGATTACATCAACGAGCATGTCCGCAAGGTGATTGCAGATCGGTTTGACACGTATGGTGGCAAAGCGCGCGAAACGTTCATGTTTGAGATCGTCCACAAAGACGATCCGCATATCGTTCCGGAGCAGTGTGGTGCATACCTGATCGGTGTTCGCCGAGTTGACGATGTTGCACCTTATGTGTCGAACGGAGTTCACGAAAACCAGCTGGATATGATTGCGCGCGTGATGGGCGTCATGCGTCCGCAGTGGGGCGAGTATAGGTTTGATGAAGTTGTCCAGTTTGCAAAGCAGTGCAAACACGAAGGGTATGTTGTGTACGATTTGTTTGACGGCAAATCGTTGAAAATCAAGTCGCCATACTACCTGGCGTTGAAAGCTGCTGCTCGCAAGAAAGACATCCTGGCGCTGGCAAAGGAACATATCGACGAAGAGTTCTATCCTCTGGTCGATCATTTGAAGTCGTTAGGCGAAGCTTTCTCTGCAAAAACAGAGCAGGAGCGCTTGGACTATATGAGAAACTGGTTGGTGGAGAACTATCGTGGATAACAAACCATTGACAGCAACGCAGGTGATGGACCAGATCCAGAAAGCGAAGGAACTGCTTGAGGCGATGGAGCACGGCGACCAGTGGACGCTGATTGCTCCCAACGGTTTGGTCTTTCGCGGATCATTAGAACAATTAGAACAAATCATGCGAGAGTTGGCTGAACGGCAATGTCAAGCAATGATCAGACAGCCTGTTGACTTTGCCGCAGATTTCAAATACAATAACCGTACATAAACAAACGTAAAGAGAGAAAGAAATGATTGTCAAGTTTCCTGAACGCTCAAGATAAAAAAATCACTAAACTGAAACAGCAAAAATGAGCAACTTGTGGTTCAACATTAGATTTGGCACCTACCACTGGCAGTGGGGGCCTGACGGTATGACGTTCCGTCACAATCCTGCGCAACAACAGTGGCGTGAAACTGATCCAAAAACGTGGAAGTGGTTTGCTGTGTATTGCATATTTGGGAGACATCTATCGTGAGCAAACTTGCTGCACAAATCAACGGAAAACTGACAGGTCAAGTCCGTGCAATGGACCGTGATCTCAAGCCTGCAAACTTCTACAGCGTGGATGTTGCTGTTGGCACAGCAGGCGCATATACACAAGTAACGAGCGGGTTTGCAAAGCAATGCAAGATCGGCGTGACGTTTGAAAAGTACACATGGTTGTATGGTGAACAAGAGTTCGGACCAGCACTGTCTGACCTCAAGCGCGCAATGATCGAAGAAGTGTTTGGTGAGTTCCGCCCGATCATTCTTGAAATGCGAGCTGCAATCTACGACCGTGATGATGCTCGGATGCGTAAACTGCTTGCCGAGCTCGAGAACCAAATGTTTGTTGATGGAGTGTGAAGTGAGCTCCGCACGAAAGAAGTCCGCTATTCTCAAGGCTGAGCGCGAGGCGGACAGCGCACAACAGCAGCTGGTGATGCTGCGGTATCACAACGATTTGATCAGAGCGGCTGTTGACGTGATGATTGACATATACACAGAACTGATTGACAGCGCGAAAGCAGTCTGTCAGTCACCGACCGCTGAAACAATAGAACGGCTCCAGTATGCTGTTAGTAAACTAGAAGATGCTGAACACATAGAACGTTAATGTTTAACCGTTTGGCTATCACAACCACTGTAACAATTTAAAACACAAAGGAACAATAATGGCAACACAAGAAATCATCACACGACTGCAAAACACAATAGACGGTAAGAAAGCGCTTGCGAAAGACATTCTCCGTCATATTCAACTGGAAACTAATCCACAGAGCTTGTTTCTGCTCAATGCGCAGCTTCAATTCCTTGAGTTAAACATCCACGAGCTGGATACAATCCGGTCCGATTTGGTAAAAGATGCAGAAGCTGTACAACCTACCACAACCAGCCCTACAGTCGTGTTATTGGATGATGCGATTGCGTTGGCTGACACATTGACAGAGAACACTGCAACAACAGCTGTACCAGACGACACACAATCAGTAACAGAAGAAAGTGTGCCTACCACCCCAACAGCAACCACAAAAACACGGAAAACAAAATGATTGTTCTCAATGGCTTGACTAAACGGCAAGCTGTAATCGCTCAGCTGCTGTGGACAGCGGAAACGTGGGAGCAGACAGAAGCGATTGTTCAGGCGTACGGAAAAGAAGCAAACACCGTACGATATCTGCTCGCTTTGGCATGCATTGACGAAGAAGTTCAAGATGAACATCATTGTGAGCAAGCGCGTGAGATGCTCACAAACGTTAGTAAAGGATAACAACATGGCCGGACAAGGAACAATCGCTGTCTACACTTTCACTGTATCGCAACCGTTAACAGATGAGCAGATGGAGTACCTTAATGCAGCATTGCAGAAACTGCCCTGTGTGGACAAGGTTCACTATACAGACCTTCCCGACTGGGTTATGGACGTCGGACTTGCTGCAACAGGCTCATGATGACAAAACTATTCATTGATGATGAGCGGTTCCCTGTCACAGACGACTGGGTGATCGTTCGGTCGAGCAAACAGGCAATCGCGTGGGTGCAAACTTATGGGATTCCAACACATATTTCGTTCGACCATGATCTTGGTGGTGATGACACCAGCCGTGTGTTTATTCAGTGGCTGACGGACCAACTGATTGACGAAAAACTGAAGTTCCCGCCAAACTTCTCATTCACCGTACACTCACAGAACCCGATCGGAGCACGGTGGATCCAAGGCACTATGGACGGCTTGGTCAAAAACTTCGGTTGACCTTTTTATCGGTTGCGAGCATACTTCTTGCACATTGATTGAGAACTAAATGATTACCGTATACACAGAAGCAGGCAAAGTCCCCGTCAAGTGGTGGACGTTCCCTGCTGGCGAACGCTCGTGCAAGATTGAGGGCGAACTGGACACGGAAGTGTTGGTCAAAGTTGACTACCGCTCGAGCGATGACTTCGTTGACATGATGCTGGTTGTTAACGCAATCCGCAACGTTGAGTCGACGATTGTGATTGACGCGCTGATCCCGTACTTTCCTGCGGCCCGACAAGACCGTGTGATGACTGACGGTGAGCCGTTTGCATTGCAGGTGTTTGCACAGATGGTCAAGTTGTGCAACTTCCGCCACGTTGAGGTGTGGGATCCGCACAGCGATGTTCTTGCCGGGATGTTCGATCCTGGTCAACTGCTGATTGTCCCACAGTGGGAACTGTTTGGTTTCTTAGGTGACGGCGGTGATCAGACAAACACATTCCTCGTCTCACCCGATGCTGGTGCTCTGAAGAAGATTTACAAACTCGCGCAGCGCGTGAACCTTCCTGTGATCGAGGCGATGAAGGTCCGTGATGTTGCAACCGGTGCAATCACTCATACTCGTGTTGACGTATCAACCAGGCCTGACGGTCCTGTCACTCTGTATGTTGTCGATGACATTATTGACGGCGGCCGCACATTCGTTGAACTTGCTGCTGTGTTGCGTGAAGCATATGAGATTGAAGAACTCGTATTGTTTGCAACACATGGAATCTTCAGCAAAGGTCTGGAAGTGCTTGAGTGCTATGACCGAATCTTCGTCGCGAACAACATGTCGGACCTCGACCTCGATAAATTCAACAACCGCAACGCTGTTGACCCTGAATAAAAAATACTGTATAATCAACACACGATAAACAACTGAAGGAAACCAAATGTCTCGTTTTCAGCAAACTGCTCTGACCTCTTGTGACAGTTACAAACTCGGCCACGCTGACCAATATCCGCCTGGCACCACGAAAGTGTACAGCAACTTCACCCCTCGCTCGATTCGTCACTTGAACGTCCCCGATCAATACAAACCGACGGAGATTGTGTGGTTTGGTCTGCAAATCTTCCTGCAAGACCTCGTTGCTGTGTGGGATGAGACTTTCTTCAAGCAGCCGAAAGAAGCAGTGGTAGCAGAGTTCGTTGAGATCGCTGGTCCTTTCTGCGGCCCGAACGGCTTTGCTGGTAAGCGGTTGGAGCAACTGCATGATCTGGGCTATCTGCCGCTGGAGATCCGTGCTCTGCCTGAAGGTTCGCTTGTCCCTGCAAACGTCCCTGTGTTGACGATCACAAACACAGTCCCTGAGGCATTCTGGCTGCCAAACTTCATGGAAGCGTGGATGTCTGCTGATCTGTGGAAGGCTTCAACCTCTGCCACGATCTCGTACGCATATCGCCAGATCATCAACAAGTACGCTGACCTCACAGGTGGCAGCAAAGAGTTCATTATGTGGCAAGGCCACGACTTCAGCCCTCGTGGTATGTCTGGGATTGCTGACGCTGCTCGTTCTGGCGCTGGACACTTGCTGTCGTTCGCTGGTACTGACAACATTCCTGCTGTCAAGTTGGTTCGTGATGTCTATGACGGCAAGGCAACTTTCATTGGCGGTTCTGTCCCCGCTACCGAGCACAGCGTGATGTGTGCTGGTGGCAAGGAAACCGAGATTGAGACGTTCCGCCGCCTGATCAAGACGTACCCGTCTGGCGTTCTGTCGATCGTCTCTGACACTTGGGACTTCTGGAATGTGATCACAAACATTGCTCAAGAACTGAAGCAAGAGATCCTCGACCGCACCCCTGACGAACTCGGTCTGGCAAAGGTTGTCTTCCGACCTGACAGTGGCGATCCTGTTCGGATTATTGCTGGCTATGAAGCACTCAATGTCTCATCTCTGGATGACGCTCAACTGTTCAAGGCGCTCGCTGATGAGCGGTTTGATGGTGTCGTTCGCTGCCAAGGGAAGTACTACACCGTTGAACGGATCGACGGCGAATGGTGCGATGAGGTTGAGGTGAAAGAGATTGCTGCTGCTGTTACAGAAGGTGCTGTCGTTACGCTATGGAAGGGATTTGGCGGCACCGCTAACGATCTCGGCTACAAGACGCTGAACCAGCGCGTTGGCCTGATCTACGGCGACAGCATCACGCCTGCTCGTGCTGATGAGATCCTTCGCCGGCTTGCTGCCAAAGGGTTCGCGTCTGACAACATTGTGTTTGGCATTGGGTCGTACACGTTCCAGTACAACACCCGCGATTCGCTAGGGTTTGCGATGAAGGCAACGTATGTTGAGATCGATGGCAAGCCTGTCGAAATCTTCAAGGACCCTGTGACCGACAACGGTACCAAAAAGTCTGCGAAGGGGTTGCTGCAGGTCGTCCGTCAAGGCAACCGTCTCGCATTGCGCGATCAAGTATCGTGGGCGGAAGAAAAGCAGGGCGAGATGCGTACCGTGTTCCTCAACGGCAAAATCACCGTTCAGGAATCGTTCGCTGACATTCGCTCACGACTTGGCATCATGTAACCAAATCCGCTGTTGACCGATCGGGCTTCTTGGTGTATAATATCAAGAAGCCCTTTTTATTTGTGAGGAAACAATGATTTACCTGGACTTGGATGGTGTATTTGCGGACTTTGGTAAAGCAATCAAGACGCATGCGCCTGGCAAAGACTACACTGATAACCCACAGGCTGTGTGGGGTGTTTTAGACAAAGTGCCGAACCTGTTTGGCAACTTGGATATTATCCCAGGCAGTCAATGGCTTTTCACACGGTTGACAGCCCACCACAACTGCCAGATGCTGACAGCACTGCCTTTACCGTCTGAGCAGCTTGTTCATGCTCAACGTGATAAAGTTGACTGGGTCCACAAGTACTTGTCAAAAACGATCCAGGTGAACTGCGTGCAGGACTGGCGACACAAAAAATACTTCTGCCGAAACAACACAGATGTGTTGATTGATGTTTCGCCACGAAACATCAACGAGTGGGTGCAAGCTGGCGGCATTGGGATTTTACACACAACACCTGAACGAACTTGGCAACAAATTGTATCTCGTTAACATGACACAAGCAGAAATGGATGTTAGGATCATTATGGACTGATTACAATAGCAGTGATCAATGTGGTGGCACAACTGACCGAGGAGAAATGAAATGTTGTTGAGTGTTTTTGAGCGTGAGCATACTGTACAGTCGATTGTTGCTGAAGTGCACAATCACGGTAGCCGCTTTGAGATGTGCGGGATGCTGGAAGGTGAACTGGTAGCATCGTCTCGTCATGATGACTTGCAAGCTGCAGAAGACGCGGCGGAAGACTTCATACTGTCATATGAATGAGCAATGCTTTGAGGAATGAGTGCATAACAAGGAGCACAATATGCGTGCACGTCAGGGTGTAAATCAGAACTGTGTTATTCGCATAAAACAAAGCCTCGAAAGAAAAAGTGTGTCGTTGACATTGGGTGTTAGTTGTGGTATAGTGCTGTTCAACAATATAGGAGAAACCTGTGGCTGACAGATTTGATTTGGAACAAGCAATCCTCGCGATGTGGTCAACGAAAGAAGACATTGATCTGTTGCTTGAGCAGTATCTTGATGGTCCAAAACCGATGACGGAAGATGAAGTGTCGAACTTCTTGATCGGTCTAGCAGCGATTCACGACGCGCGTAGCCAGCGAGCGTTTTCGATCTTTGAGAAACTGGTCACTGACCGTAAAGTGCTATGATCATTGAAGCATTCAAGGAAGCATTAGCAACTGCCCGCAAGCGGAAGGCCGCTCGAGCGGAGGCTGACGAAAAGGCGTATATCGCCAAGGTGTTCAATGACCGCTACACATATCGCAAGCAGTATGTTGAGGGGCTAAAATACCTTCCTGGCTCTGCTTACGGTTTGCAGCCTCGTGCTGGGTATGCATGGATGTGCTCATCTTGCAACAAAGTGCACCATCCTGTAGAATCATCCGTGTTTGACGGTTTGCATTACCCGAAGTGTTGTGACCACCCTGAAGGCAACCGGTTGTACGACAAGATACGGACGAAGTGACTCGTTAGATCATAGCGCATTGCGGTGTGCTATCGTGTAGTGAGTGCTAGAAATAGCGATTGGAGCAGCCCGAATACCCAGGAGGTCAAGACTGCCCGATCAAAAGACGATGGACCATAGAAAGGTGTGCGAGGAGCCGATACCGCTACGCATTGAGCCGCACACTTGCCGCAAGGCTAGCCTGAATCAACAGGACCGTTGCATACCGCAGATGGCTGGGGTGTGACACGCGGAGTCTGAAGCCGAGACCCGAGGGCTCAAACTCGTCGATAAAGGTTGGAACCCCTACTCACTACACCTGTTGACCCTAACCGAGTTTTGTGTTATAGTGTACACATCTAATCAACTGAACGAAAGTTACATAATGGCTAAAACCAATCCGTACATTCAAGCGATTGACCTGTTGACCGGTCCTGTCGAACTGAACTACAAGCAGATTGTTATTGAGTTGGCAAAGCGCCATCCAACAATCTTCGTCAAGTTGGCCGCTGGACCCGGATTTAAAGCAGAAAAATGGATGTACGCTGTTTATGACTGCATGATGGGTAACCGCAAGGATGAAGCAATCAAGACGCTTCGTGCCGCTACCGGAATGGGGCTGACAGAAGCAAAAGACATCTGCGACAACATTCAGAACCATCTATACCCGCATGCTGGTGTTGGGTATTACGTTGGCGCTGCTCGGCTGTCAGATGAACACAATGTGATCGCTCTGCGAATCGCTAAACTGAAAGGTTGAAAATGAAGGCTATTATCATTGCTGCACTTGCAGCAGTTGCATTGACTGGCTGTGGCTGGGTTGACCGTCAAGTCGCGTCCGTTACTGGTGGTGCTACGGAAACATGCGTTGGTGGTGTGTTGTACCTCCAGTTCACTTCTGGTGCTTCTGTCGCATACAATCCTGACGGGACAATTAAGCAGTGCAAATGAGTGAACTTGAGCAACTTCGCGAGGAAAACACTCGTCTGAAAAACATCATCCGCCACGCGGTGGCGGAGAAGACTGGTGTGTTTTTCGTTTGTGGAGAAGGCGGCGAAACAGGTCCAGATGGGCTTCCAAAACTGATTCTGATATGTCCCGCATATGGGCTCGATGGTTTTGCTGTATACACGAAAACAACCGACTATTCTGCACCGAGTTACTAACATGACAATGCACCTGTTGAACGTTCGAGACCCTCAGAGCCGTAAAAAAACTAAGCCTACAAAGGCTATGGTTGCTGAGTGGCAGGCTGAATGTCATCAGCGAAACAAGTGGTTGAAAAGTCTTGGGTTGGCAAAACAAACGTTTGAACAGTTTCTTGACGAGAAGCACGGTAAAGTAAAAAAACAGCCTCAGAGATTCGAACCATTAAAACTACAACAGCAACAGACACGTGAAACACCTTACCATCCGAGTCTGTCTACGATGTGTGGACCTTGTGTGAAAACACCACCAAAAGTTTACACTGGCACTGCAATGTTGGGGATAGGAACGCTTCACAAAAGTAATAGCGTGCCTATTTTCAGCAAAGATGAAGCACAAGATATCGCAAAGATGCGTAGATCGTAAAGGAATGATGATGATTAAGAAATTATTAGTTGCTGCAGCACTTTGTTTGGTTGCTGTTCCCGCCTTACCACAAACTTGGGTTAAAATTACAGATTCTACTGGTGGACTCCGTCTTGTTGTTGACTCATCAACAATTAAGGTTGACACTTATTCAAAGCGTGGAGCGGTTGCACATCGTGTTTCTGCCACAATGCAGTACACAGGTACCAGAATTCTTCCCCCATTCATCGCAATCATTGACGCAGATGATTGCACAGAACGCGGCGGGGGCGTCCTCGTAAACGTATTGAACAATCAAGAATCAATAACCTATGTGTGGGACAAAGATGGACGAAAAATGTATGATGCACAAGGACAGTTTTTGTGTGGTTGGCTGCTGAGAAAAATTGAGTTGTATGAGAAAGAAAAACAGCAAAACCAGAATGAGTTGAGCAATAGACCTTCTGCATAAACAAGCGTTAACAACATGAGAGTAGTTTCAAAGTTTCAGGATTTTTATGATGGCTGTCTTGCTTACGGGCACGACGAAACCGTCGTGTACGTTCGGAATACTACTGAATACTCTTTCAGCGACAAAGATGCCAAACAACATCCGCAGATTATCCGCGATCTGTATGATCTGTTTAAAAAACTGAGATCAAAAGATGCAGACCAAGCGTTTGCTGATCATTCCTGGCGGCGGTGGTATAGCAGGTACGAAACAATCACAGGGTTTCAAACAAAAACACACAATTTCACATTCAGCACGTTCGGCGTTCTGTTTTGTGGCAAGTATTATCCTGGTGTTAGATGTGAGCGTGCTCCAAAAGGACAGATGACTAAAGATGCAACTTTCTGGTTCTATAAACCGGAAGAAATCATTGCGTTTATGGCTGAGCATGGTGTAGACGCAGAAAAGAAAACACTCGGCAAGTACACAAAAAGAACAACTGCTGACGTCGTTCGTGATTTCTTCGTCGTCAAACAGCCCGATGTCGATTGGCTGATTGAGCACAAGGTAACAAGCATTGTGTTTGATGCACGCGATGGTAATATCATCGTCAATCCGTGCTTGAAGAACTACGAGTTCTTCCGTGCTGTTGACCACTATGCTGCGTTCCAGGAACTGTCTGTTTGGTTGGGTGGTACTTTGGCGTGGCCCTTCAACATGACTGTTGAAGTTAGCGACAAATCAAAAGTGCTCAAACACGGATTTGACCCTAAATACGGGTTTCGTCACAGGCCAGAGTAATCTTGTATTTACAGTTATCGAAATGCCATTTGGTTGCATTCCCGGGGTCAGTTTGTTTCTTGCAGTGAGGACAGGTAAGTTTTTTCACTTTTGCTTTACCGTCACGCATGCGTTGCTTGGTGTCAGCGGACACGGTGTGAGACACTCCTTTGCGAATACCTACTAACTCCCCACTTGATAATCTGTGATCGTCTCGCATCACCCTGTGCGCTACTCCGTTTGCGTCTTTTGTCATTATCATACCTTGACAGGCCCTGGATATTTTTTCTCGCGTGACAGCGTCCCCTGCATTTACACCGACGACTTCAGGCAGTTGCCATATGGGGTCAGTCTTGTGAACAATGAACCGTTCACCTGTTTTTGTGTTTAGGGCTGATATCATACCCTGCCTGTTGGCAGAGTGTATTTCTTTCCGCCTTGTTGTCCAACCCGTCAACCCGTCACCCCCGTCCGTTCGGTTCAGCAAAATGCCAGTGCCGTTGTCTTTTCTCCCCCACCATTTTATAAGTCTTCGTTCCAGTGCAAAAGCACCAACTTCTGTCAGGCCTGTTTCCAACACAATGATGCGCGACTTGTGCTTTGGCACAGGCACCGTCCCATGTTTTTCATACGCTCTGTTATTTTTACCCTTACCTATGTAGTACGGTGTACCCGCCTTACCGCTACTCGTGGTCCTCTCGCGTATGTACGCGTATATGTAACAAGTTGACATATGATCTCCTTTGTAGTATAATAGTATTTATGGTACCCACACAAGAACTGGACATGTGGATATCGGGGACGCTTGCCTGGCCACAAAACATGATGATTGAGATTGATGACAAGTACAGAATCATCGCGCACGGTTTCGACGAAAAATACGGCTTTAGAAAGAGACCACAATGATAATGACACCTACACCAAAACTACGATTTGTTACTCGCGAAACGCCATACGAAAAAGACGGATGGATCAAGGTGAAGATCCTTCAGCAGTGGTGGGAACCGTCAATCAATGTTGGTTGGGCTGACATCCCAACCGGCAACGGTGAATGGCGAGATGTTCCTCTGGAGGAAGAATGATGTGGGACCGCATCCGTAAGTTTCTGTTGTCGCCGGCTGGGTACGCGTTGTACGACGTGATGGTTAACCGACCAGAAGAATTCAGCGTTCACGAGTACACGATCGTTCACGTCCCGTCAAAAACAACATTCTGGGTTGCAAACGGCGGCTGGTTCTTTGATGGAAAGGAGCACGCGAAACATTCGCTTGGTTCATTAGAAAGACACTACCTGTACCGAGTGTTCAAGAAGCAACACAATCGTAGCACAGCAAAGCGGTTACAGATCAGTTGACCCAAAAGAGATTGTGTTGTATAGTGGTCAAATATGAGCACAATGCAACATCTTCTGTCGCGACACTTGAACCCAGCCTTGTACCACGTTTCTGTGGACGAGGCTGAATCTGTTGCTACGTTTTTGTTGTTCAACCTTTCCGGACAAGTTGTCGGCTACCAGCAGTACAGACCTGGTGCGGCGAAGGCGCAAAACAACGATCCCCGCGCAGGCAGGTACTTCACATACTCGCCGAAGCACTTGCTGGCGGTATTTGGGCTGGAAACATACCACTTCCGTACCGACTTGTTGTTCGTCACTGAAGGCGTGTTTGATGCGTGTCGTCTTCACAACCTCGGGCTGCCAGCAGTTGCAGTTCTGTCAAACAACCCAAAGGGGCTAGCAAACTTCTTGTTCACCGTTCCCCGTCGTGTTGTGGTGGTAGCGGACAATGATCCTGCTGGAAAAATGTTGATGGAATACGGTGACGAAGTTCTCGTCTGTGATGCTGGGAAGGACCTTGGTGATATGACTGACGGTGAGGTACAATCACTGTTGACAAGATACCTGTAATTATGTATGATGATAAGAAACGATAGGAGTATACAATGCTGAGAGTGGTGATTAACGACACATATGGCGGATTTGGACTGAGCCCTGAAGCACTGCTTTGGTTGTTGGAGCGAGGTTCCTCGCTGATCGTCAAAACAACGTTTGATGAGTACGGGATTGAAGAAACGCCAGAGCAGATTGATCAGATTGCCAGCGAAGATGGCTTCAAATACAAACACATCAAAGACACTCTATATTCAACGTGGTACGGCTCTGCAGTCATTGACACAGCAACACAAACGGTGTACACAGCAAACATCATCAACTATAACGATCAAGAAGACTGGGAGACACAAACGGTTAGAGTACGGACTCATCCTGATCTGTTTGCTGTGATTGATGCTCTTGGCGAACAAGCAAACGGTGATCACGCTCGGTTGAAGATCGTCGAGATTACTGATGAAGATGTTACGATTGATCGTATCAAGATTAGCGAATATGATGGCAGTGAGTGGATTGCTGAACGACACAGAACCTGGAGTTAAAATGGCACAGAAGAAACAACAACCTGTTGAGCACGTTGATGTTGTCCTGCTAGACGAGAATACCGTCTGGCCGCAGGATTACGATTGGCAAAAGTACTTTGCTCGTGTTGTTAATGGTGTTGATGGTCTAGTGACGGTTGAAGCAACGAAACTGCGTGGCGTTGTTCTTCAGTTGGTGGAGTTGAAACAACATGTAGCAGCACTGGCTGCTGAACGGACACGGCTGCTAAAAACTGTTGCAGCGTTAGCACACGAGAACGCTGAACTGCAAAAGCAAATGCCGAAGGAACCACGGAAGATTCAGACCGGCGATCGTGTGCAATCAACAATGAACGCTGGATTTCACAAAGGCGCTAAAGGAACTGTCCAGTTTGTTGAACCGTCTTACGAAAAGGTGTGGGTGCTCCGTGATGGTGCTTCTAGTCCTGTGTTCTACCATCCGGATGAGTTGGTGATTCTGGACGAGCAAGATGTGGTCACAGCTTCGGAGTAAACTGGCATCAACATGCCCGATACATGGCTGCGCTATCACTGTAACGAACACGAAGGAAATCTATTGCGGAGCGTGCAGATCTGAACAACTAAACAAGACAATCGCTACACAACAGTTCTTGATTGACCAGTTGAAGAGTGCACTTGCGCTGTCGATGACAAACAGTGGATGGAAGTTGGAAGACGCACAGCAACACGTCAATACTGAGTTTACTGTTGAGCGGGCGACCGAGATACTGGAAAACACAGATGAAAACAAAGACGATAACACTGCGGATAAAAGTTCCTGATTGGTTTCCAGGTCCGGCTTATTGGCACCGCGTCAATGTCACGTGGAAGACGCTGAAATTCAAGTTTCAACCGTTCTATTGCATTGATTGCGGGACGAAGATTGACTTCAAGTTCCCTGAATATGAGCATCAGGGTGAGGGGAAGGATCGCTTGCTGCTTTCTCACCACGGTTACCATCTTACAAACGATGCTCGCGGGGGTGTATGCGGCCACTGTCTTGCTAACCGTATTCGCGGATTGTTTACACGCACGAAGCCAGCGCAGGGCCGTGGAACGAAGATGAGCACATCAAAGGTAACATACCACTACAAAAAGGTCTGTGACTGCTGCCACAAAGAAAAGAAAACGATTGATGTATCGTGGGATAACCAATGTGATATCAGGTTTGGCACACGGTGGTGGAACGGATTTTTTGTCTGTGAGGACTGTTTGACGGAAGCAGCAGAAAAAGGAATGCCACGATCAGGGATCTCTGCTTGGTTTGGCGGCAGAAGCTACCCAATCAACTCGGTAGGTGCTGCAATCGGGCTAGATACGTGGTACAGATTGTTGCTGCCAATCAAAAAACAAAGGCTGAAAAATGAAGACAAGACAACAGTTAGTTGATGACATTGAGCAGAGTTGTCAGGATGTGCAGGAGTTTGTCAACAACGCGAGTTATAGTGGTGGAATGCATATGGAAGCGCGGATCAAACTGCTTGAAAACCGAGTAGAAGATTTGTATTGGTTTGTGCGACAGTTGATTCACCATGTCCCTGAACAGATACCAGAAGAGAAAAATGAAACCTAGCATCCTGTACGTGTTTGACATTGACGACACGCTGTTGTGGACATCAGCACGAACCATCGTCAAACATAACGGTGTCGTTGTTGCCCGCCTGACGTGCCGGCAGTACGCAGAGCACACGCTGCCTGCCGGTCATGAATACGACTACACAGAGTTCCGCAACGCTCAGATGTTCCACGATGAGTCTGTTCCTGTCGGTCCTGTAATGGAGAAGATCAGACAACTCCAGCAGCAAATCGACGGAACAACATCAAAGATCATTATGAACACAGCTCGTGAGGACCTCGATGACAAGGACACGGTGCTTGCAACGTTTGAGAGGTTTGGTCTTGACATGAGCAAGATTCACGTTCACAGAGCAGGAAGCATGCCAGGTGATCTTCATATGGCAGAGAAGAAGATGGTGTTCATCAAGCGGTACTTGCACATCCATCCGTACGATGAGGTTCATATGTACGAAGACTCGTTGACCAATCTGAAAGTTTTTAGTAAGATGCCGGAACTGTTCCCAAACACAAAGTTCATCGGCTGGTTGGTTGATGAAAGCGGCAACGCAACAGTGTTTGAGCAGTGATAAAAAAGATTGGTGACCAACCTGTTGACTTTTATAAATAAACAGGTATAGTGACCAAACATTGAACGGCCAACAGGTGGCGAAACAAAAAAAGTTTCAAAAATCTGTTGACCTTCATGAATAAACGGTGTACAATGATGTACATCAAGTAAAGGATTTTTCAAGTGAACGCAACTTTTGCATCTTATAACCTGTTAGCAGCACCCGCGACCCTTTTGGGCCGTTGGCTGCCTGCCGCCCCAGGTTATATGCTGCCGCCAGGTGCGGGTTCTTGTTTTGAAGGAGATGGTCACGCGTAAAGCGACCTGAACCTCAAGTAACACAAGAACCCGGCAGATGAAAGTCTAGCCGGGTTTTTTATTCGCCATCGTGCGACACAATGCTCATTAACAATTTGGATGATGTGAAGATTTAAGTAGGGGTGTAGTTCCAATTGGCAGAACATCGGATTCCAAATCCGAGTGTTGGGAGTTCGAATCTCTCCGCCCCTGCCATTTTTAGTCTTCTTTGTCTGGGTGTAACTCAGTCTGGTCAGAGTGCCGGTTTTGGAAGCCGGAAGCCCGAAGTGGATCTCGCAGGTTCGAATCCTGTCACCCAGACAAAGAAGATTATCAACGATCTGTTGACTGCTTGTGAAAAACAGGTATAATACAGATATCTCGGAGTGTAGCTCAGCCAGGTAGAGCTCTGCGTTTGGGACGCAGTGGTCGCACGTTCGATTCGTGTCGCTCCGACCAATTTTCACGTGATGTATCTCAGGGTGGGCCCCAGTATAAATACCGCAGGAGGTATTTGTAATGACCAAAACAGATCAGGGCAATATAGGGGAAGCGATAGCGATATGTGAGCTAACAAAGTTGGGGTATGCAGTATCGGTTCCGCTTCAAAACAATCTACGATATGACTTAATTGTTGATTTAGGAGGACGGCTTTCGCGTGTGCAAGTAAAAACCACATCTGCTACAAAGCCGACAGGATGGGATGTGTTCATTGCAACATCTGGCGGCAATACCAAGCGACACACGCGAAAGAAATTTGATGCCAGTGCGTGTGAGTTTCTTTTTGTTGTGGCGGATAATAAAAGATGTTGGCTAATCCCAACCGACCAAATATCTTCGAGTGAGTATATCACAGTTGGCAACAAAAAATATAGTGAGTTTGAATTAGGCGGCTAGTAGGTGCGAATCCTTCCACGTCCACCACATTTTAGGCTTTAGAGTGATTGGAAATCCTATCTCTTTCATCACAAGGAGATGTTGCGAGGTTTGAGTCCTCGATAGCCCACCAAATATATACGTCTAGCTTAATGCGGTGAGCGCACGCTGCAGGCAAAGTGGCTGTTCGCGACAGCAGATGGCGGTTCGAGTCCATCGGCGTATGCCAAGATAATGTGCAAGTGCTGAAACGGGTAGACAGATAGGAGGCATCCTATGCAAAGGGTTCGAGTCCCTTGGAAGTCCGCAAGACTTTTAGTACGGTACTGCTGGTGGTTCAAATCCACCCTTGCACACCAAGATGACGGGCGTTCACGGAGGGCATTCTCGTTAAACAGAATGTTCGGTGATTCGATAGCACCAGCGTCCACCAAACAAATGGTTTTACGAGGTTTGCCGTGCAGTCATCGTATTGCAGAAAAACTGAGACAAATAATGGGGGCAGTCAGTGGGCTGCGGAGATCCCTTGCAAGGATCTTGACTAGAAGGGTTCGATTCCCTCGGCCTCCACCAAGTTAAAGGAAGTTTACAGCAAACACTACTTTATAGGAACCGGCGACGAAAGTCTTGGAGGTGCAAGTCCTCCCCGATACGGAAACGGATCGGTGGCGAAATAGTAAACGCACTGGTATAAGTAACAACTTCCTGATATTCACGCCCCGGTGGTAAATGCAAATCTGGTACAGCTACGTCGCTCAGAACGACGACTTTTGCGGGTTCGAATCCCGCCTGGGGCACCAAACAACAGAGGATAATGATGGGACACAAAATTCTTTTTGCCGATTTTGACGGCCCGTTGTGGTCCGACAGGGTGATTAGATATCACCCTGACAACACGAATGCAACGCACCCGAAGCGTGAAATCATTGCGGAAGCAATGCGTCAGAACGGCGACACGATGGCTGCTCACTGTCTGACATACTGGAAGATGGACGAGGTTGCTGTCGGGATGCTGAACTGGCTGATGGAATACGATCACTTCTACACTGTTGTGTCGAGCTCGTGGAGAGAGTTATGCACCCGTGATACAATCGAGTGCATCTTTCGAATGAACGACCTACGGTTGGAGCTGCATGATGACTGGGCTACAGATGCCCACACCAGCAAATATGTTGGTGGTTGGTATGGCACCAGTTCATCTAGCGACAATCGGCTAAAACAAATCGCTAGATGGGTTGACAAAAACAAAGAAATCGTGGATGATTATCTCATCTTGGATGATCCGAGTTCTGGTGGAAGTTTGATTGATGAAAATGCAGTGCGGTGGGCTAAATTAGACCCCTCGCGAGTTGTGATCGTTGATCCGTTCATTGGCATGGAGATCAGCCACTTTGAGCAGATGAAGCGAGTTTTTTGCGAATGAGAATAATGGAGGTGCGGCGAAGTTGGAGAGTCGCGGCGGACTGTAAATCCGTTCCTTCGGGTGAGTAGGTTCGAATCTTACCACCTCCACCAAGTTAAAGGATAGGTTCAGCAAGTCATACAACATGGCTGTCCGTTTGCTTTCCGGACTAAAATATAAGGAGCAAAACTATCCTGTTATCCCTGCGTTGCAGTACCCTTGCTCATTCATCCGAGCGTAGGCAACCCAACGCAGTCACAGTCAAAGATGAGGCCCGGCTCTATCGCGACTTAATACTCCGGGAATTTTGCACTGGTGACGGAATTGGCATACGTGTTGGTTTTAGGTACCAAATTTTGTGGGTTCGAGTCCCACCCGGTGCACCATATTGAAATGCATTCATCACTGGTCGTTAGCCTTGAGAGGTTGGTAGCCTGGACTACACGACGAAGCAGCCTAACCAGCGCGGTGAAAAACCCTATTGGAGGGTGAGAGTGTATTTCAATATGGTAAGTACCTCTAGATCCTGATCGAACTAGGCTGCTAGTCACAGTAATAGCGAAAGGGGAATCGGAGAGAAGTCCTGACAATAGCCCTGACCGGCAGACGATAGGGACACCATATTGAAGAACATATCCTCCACTACTGTGGGCCCACGGTAGATTATTCGTGAAGGTTGTTGGTGATCAGATAAGCCAAGTGTTCTTCAATATGGTAACTGAGAAAGGCGTCACCACTAGAGCGACGATGCGCACTGTCTGTACGTTACGGTGACAGACTGAATTAGACAGGTTCGTGCATCTGCCGTCCGGGAATTCTCAACCCGGTGTTCTTTACGATAACAAGAACGTATATTGAAGTGCATTGAGCATCCCACTATCGTGTAGCGACGGTAGATTGGAACAAGATGTCTCCGCAACCTACTCCACGCTACAAGGGGCAAGGGAGAACGCTAGATGTAGGGTGAGTCTAGTCAATGTGTTTCAATATGGTAAGTGGTCTGTGCGAAAACGCCCGGTGAGGGCAGATCCGTGAAAGCGGGAGGCAAAAATTGCCGGTTCAAGTCCGGCGCCATATTGAAGTATTATCAACGAGTGGAAAGACGCAAGTCGAATGGTGATCTAGGAGTCCGGCTTAACGTTGGTTGGACATGCGATCTGCCTCTCCGGGCTGCAAGAGGGTTGATAATACTTCAATATGGTTTCTGATAAAATGATCGCCGATTGGCGCGATTGGTGGTTCGAGTCCACTCCTGTCCATTCCGGGCGGGTAGACAAACGGTAAAGTTGATGGAGCCATATTGAAGAGCATTAAAGACCAGGACCGGGAAGTCCATGGCATTTGACTTGTTCACGTGCCTAGTTTAAGATCCTCAAAACATTAGTGTTCTTCAATATGGTATGCCGGTTGCGGTATATCAGAATGGTGCGTCCAGCATCGTATTGAGCATAAGTTGGATACTCGCAGTCGAAGCGATTGTAGGTATGTGTTATCGGTGCCACTTAATATCTGGTGCTCCAGACGCAAGGTAACACTAGCTGCTTGCATAGCAAAGAGGGGCAGGAGGGGATGTAGCTACCCCGATCGTTCCAAGACTGCAATAGTTGAAACGCCAACAACTGGACACTATATTCAACGACATTGTGGGAGCACTGTGTTGGATTGGGAAGGTTTGACCCCGACTCGCCATACCACTCAGTACCCAGCGGCCGCAGCAGTGTTGTTGAATATAGTTGAAGGGTGGTATGTATGTGGTTCCGGGTCCAGAGATAGTATCAAGGCGGGGGTTGGCTCCTAAAGGAGGACAAGCATCTTACCATATACAAATGCACTGTTTAGTTGTATTGATAGCGGCCTCTATTAACGATTCAATCTTAACGGGTTGAATATGGCAAGAGTAAGACGTGGACAACGGCGTCATAGTCGGCAGTGCATTTGTATATGGCAAGCATCTTGCCATTAACAATGGTTGCAACCAGGAATAAAGCCTGTCTTTGACAGTCAATCAAGGCTCTACCCCATCCGTTAAATGTGCTCAGGAGAGTGACACTATATTCGCGACCGTCACCTTTATTTATAACATATGAAAACGTATTTCGTATTTTTTCATATGTTATACAGAGTAATTAACTGTATGATAGAATCCGAGATCGTAACTCGGATGACCCGTGGTAGTTTAAGGTAAAACGCAGAGAGATGTTGGTTCGATGCCAACCTTGGGGTCCGCCCCGAGTAGCTTAAATGGACAAAGCGCGGCGCGATGAGGGTTTCGAAGTCCCTCCCACAATGGGTCACTATATTGAAGAATCTTGTGTAAGATGGAGTAGCTCTCCCGTTATTTGGTAGCACCGATAAGATCAGGATTCTTCAATATGGTTGCAGCATTGGTGAAATAGGGGTTAGATTCCCCGGCGCCCGTAACAAGGCGCCAGCAGGTAGGGTTGAAATGCCCTGCAACCTACTAAATAGATTCATTGGGGGTGTAGCTCACCTGGGAGAGCGTAGAGAATACCTAAATCGCATAAATAAATGCGATAGCGGAGAACTCTATGAATAACGGAAAATATTATACTCTAGAATATAAACAAAAGCAAGAAGAAAAGGTTGACAGACTTTATGGTCCTATTTTAGAGCATAAGAAAGTTTGTCAATGCTGTGGCAAAGAGTTTATATTTGAAGGTAGATTAAAAACTAAAAAGTATGAGGATGCAAAGTTCTGCTCAAGAAGTTGTGCTAATAATAGGCAAGCTTGGTGGAATGACAATGCTACTCATTACAAAACAATAGCATTACAACATCATGATCATAAGTGTGTTGTGTGCGGATTTGATAAGATTGTTGCTATTCATCATATTGATGAGAATAAGAAAAACAACAATCCCTCTAATCTAATACCGTTATGTCCAAATCATCACGAGATGGTACATAGCAAATGGAAAGACGAAGTTATTCCATATATAATGGAATGGCAGGAACAATGGGCTGTTAGTTAAATGGGATAACATCGGCTTTGCAAGCCGAGATTGAGAGTTCGATTCTCTCACGGTCCACCATATATTTGGAGTGCATTCGGTTCGATCCCGTTTACCTCCACCAATATACAAGAGGTGAGAACAATGACACCAACAACAGAGATCATCGTCGACTTGGCACAACAGGTTGAAATCGGCGATCCGATTGATTTTGGTATGCTTAACATCAGTGAGCACGACGCGTATAACTTAATGGCAACGGGGCTGATGGAGCAGTATCATGCAACAGAACCTGCAAACCGCGAAGCAATGTTGCTTGCTGTTACAACGAAGCTGATTGTTGAGAACTTTGTGTTAAACCTCAAAATGCGACAGAATATGGGCTGATAGTGATAACGGGAGCACAGTGGCTTTGCAAGCCTCGGGTCGGGGTTCGATTCCCCGTCGGTCCACCATATACTGCGTTATAAATAAGTGTTGACATTTGGGTAAAATAATGTATACTGCCCATAACAACACTAAGGATATACACCATGGAACTGTTGAGGGAAATGCTTGCTCGAACCTGTAGGTTCGATTTACTGGAGCAATATGCAACTGACGAAGGGTGGGAGCAACGGTTTGAGATGATTGTTGAAAACGAACAATCTTCTGACATTACTGCATATGTGCAGAGAATGACCGCGCGCCTCAACGACAGGAGTGACTATGCTGTTTGAAAGCCCGCAAAAATTTCTAGCTGCGATACGCAACACAGTGGAAAACAGAGAGTTTGCTAAACACGCTGCAGCAGATTTGCTAGGTCTCCATTACATCATTGATGCACAGTACAAAAAGCCAAATTTTAGCACGATCAAGGCGATGGCTATGGAGTCCGATGAAGAGACACGAGCACGAATTAACAAAGTCCTGGCAGGAATTGATAAAGCAGAGTTGGAAAAATTTATTGCAGCATTCGGTAACCACAACTATGGCCAGGTCCGTGACATGGTGATACGAGCCGAACGCAGGCTGCAGTCTGTATACGATGAGTTTGAGTTGTTCAAACACCTTCAACAATAAACAAACACCGCCCCGGTGGTAAATGCAAATCTGGTACAGCTACAACGTCAGTACATAAATAGATGTACACAACACTTTGGAGCTGATATGTTTAAAAAATACACAAGGATATCCGACAAAGAATTGCAAGAAGTTGTTCGAGAGTGTGCAACGTATTCGGAAGTTGTTAGGAAATTAGGACGAACGCCAACAGGTAGTAACATATCCAATATTTCGTTTCGGTGTAAAAAGCTAGGGATTGACGTATCACACATGACTGGCAAATCTCATGCACGTGGTAAGGAATCGAAGCGCAGGTTTGAACCACAAGATTGGCTTACAGTTCGCGATCCAAGTTCACGACGTGTTGAACCACGAAATCTGCGAGACGCGTTGCTGGCGGTGGGTGTTCCATATGAATGTTGTAAATGCGGTATTAGCGAGTGGTGTAACAATCGATTAGTACTTGAAGTTGATCATATCAACGACATGTATTGGGACAACAGAGCAGAGAATCTACAGCTGTTGTGTCCTAACTGCCATTCGCAAAAAACTTTGGGAGCGTGACGGGAATATTTGGTATACCTAGCTGAATGAGAGTCAGCTGAATGTGGGTTCGAGTCCCACCGCTCCTACCAATATTTAACTTTTGCGGGTTCGAATCCCGCTCGGGGCACCACAACATCTACACCCTCGTGACTTAGGCGAATTGGTACAGCCAGTCGGCTTAAACCCGACGTCTTTTTGCAGGTTCGAATCCTGTCGGGGGTACCAGCAACGGTTTTTGACGCAGGATAGACGGCAGAATTGAGTCCCAGCAAGCGCTAACCTGTTGGCTGACAGGTGACAAAATAGTATGCGCTTGCAGGTTGCCAAAAACTCTTCTGTATGAGACAATCTGGCGAGGCTGAAAAGATAGCCAGGCGCCTGCGTTGATATTTTTACAATGCCCCTCTGGACAAATTTGGTAAAGTCGGCTCTCTCAAAAAGAGCAGTTCTCTCGGTTCGAATCCGAGGAGGGGTACCAATAAACAGACATCTTATGATCACATCATCCGAATTGTTAGCATTTGCTTACCACCCCGTCGCGTACGAGCAACGGTTAGTCAACATCATCATTCCAGACGGCAGACAAGTTCTGCTGCTCAGCCCCAGCGAACTCGCGTCGCACCCTCTAAACCCCACAAACGCCCCTGTTACGATTAAGATCGAGGGAATGGAGCGTTACAGCAACCAGCTGTGGGAGCAAGCTCAAGAACTTGCGTTTCGATACGGACACGACGGTCCTATCACCTGCCACGCGTTTATATCACCTGTAAACGGCGCCACTTTCGGTATCCATACCGATCCAGACAACGTGATCATCTATTGCGTTGAGGGAACAAAAACAATGGAGATTGGAGGCGACTTGTACCGCTTGCAGCCTGGTGAGTACGTCCACATTCCGTATGATACACCGCACCGCGCAATCAACGAGCACTCCTCTGTGATGTTGTCTTTTGGGCTCGAACGGTACTATAATGACAAAATGTCAAGCGAGGGTCGTTAATGAACTGGATGTTCTATCTCAAAACCACGGAAACGTGTAACCTAAACTGCAAGCATTGTTTCACCAACGGCGTGAACGGTGCAAAAATCTATTGGGATCACCTCAAGGTTGCACAGTGGGTTGAGCACTTCGTTGATACACAGATGCACGAAGGCGACAGTCTGCATTGTGAGTTTCATGGTGGAGAACCGTTCCTTGCTGACATCAACCAGCTTCGTGGTGTTGTCGCAGCAGTCAAACCACACCACCCAAACATCACTTTCGGCATCACAACGAACCTTGTGATCAAGCTGACAGATGAGCACTTTGCGTTTATTGAGCAAGACCTCGGCAAACGAATTGGCACGTCGTGGGATCCAAAAATTCGCTTCGAGAACGACAAACAGCAAGCGTTGTGGTTGAAAAACGTCAAGACCTTGCTTGAGCGCGGCAACGTTGTTCGCCTATTCATCAGCGTCACAAAAGACACGATAGACATTGAGCCGATCATGCTGCTGTCATGGATCAAAGCGCTTGGCGTGCAGGAAGTGTCATTCGAACGGCTGACGCGAAACGGTAATGCAAACCTCCATCCAGACATCTTCCCGTCTAATGTTGAGCAGGACGCTTGGTTCTTGAAGATGCACCAACAAAGCGAGCAGTACGACGCTCGTAGCTGGTTTGAAAACGACTTCCTCGAGACGGTCTACGCAAAATTCGAGACAGGATTCCGTTCAGGAGGCACGTTCTGCCGTGATTGTGAGGAGAAGATTTTCACGCTGAATGCTGATGGTAAGATTTCAGGATGTCCTAACTCCGCTCCTGAGTTCTCGTATGGGACGATTTATGACCCGCTCGATCAAATCCTCAACAGCCCAGTGCGTATAAATAACAGGGCTTGTGAAAAAAGTCGCAACCCTGTATGTTACACTTGCGAGGTTTTTCAATTTTGCGGAGGCGATTGCCACCAGCTGGCGTGGGACGGAGATATTTGCGGGGCACCGAAATCTTTGATGAAACACTTAGCAGGAGTTACAACACCGAAGCAGAAAACATGGATTATAAAGGACATTAGACATCATGCTCACTAACCCAATCAATAATGCAAACCTCGTTAATAGGTTTGCACAATACGTTCAGGCAACAGCAAACAGTGGTATCAGCTGGGGGACAAACGCTGTGCCTTTTGCTGAATTTCCAGCTGGCCATTTCGGTGGCACCACAGCAGGTGCTGGTTTGTCAATCAGCGGTCCGTCTGTCGGTGCAACAGGAACGCCTGTAACAGCAAGCACTATCTTTAACGTGTTGGTTGCAGAAACACGACTGTTTACAAACATTCGCTTGCTTCGCGCCCGCCGTAACGTTACTGGCATTGGTACTACTTACGACCAGACAGCTGTTGCGCATATGAACGTAAACCACCGCCAAGCTCTTGGTGCTACAGCAGCCCCCGGAATTGCTTCAGGGCAAACAATCACATCGAGCGGTCTGGAAACCTTCTTCAACAACCTACGTACAGCATACACCAACGCTAGAAACACTGTTGTACAAATTGATATTAACCTCTGCCACTCCAGCTGCCATGGCAGCTGCCACGGCTCACGCGCTAGGAGATAAGATGAAAACCGTAACGGTTACCGCCCCACTGTCGATTGATGACCTCAAGTTGTTTTATCTTGAGGACAAGAATGTTCTGTACATGATTGACTATGAGAAATCAACCCTAAAAGAGGGCAAGCTGATTACATATCTGTCGAACCTCGATATTCCTGCTGACATCGACCTGTCCAATACTTGCGGACAGGATGTAGCACAACTGCTCGCTGCATACTTTCAGTCTGTAACATTCTGCAACATTAACACACTCGAGCATTTGGCAATCGAAACGGTGTTGACAGCAGCTGGTGTTGTTACAACAGACAATCCTGCCGTTCAGCAAGTTGTTGATCAGCACAACGAACTGGTAATGAAGTGGGTGAAGATTCTACAAAGCCTGTCTGTGTACAACATGTCGATTGTTAAGGATGACAGCTTCAAGGAGTTCGCCAACTCATTCCCTGTTAATGACACGAAGTCGATCAATGGAATCAACTGGATCAGTCTGCTTAAACATCCACAGCTGTACCTGATTTTCTCAAAGATCGACCAGTCAACATTGGAATTCTATCCATACTATTTCAACGAGTACCTGTTCAAGTCTCACAGTCTGTATCACTACTGGGCGAACGAGAACAATCCATTGTTCTTGCTGACATACGGAATCGCAGAAGGGTTGATAAATACCGAAGAATATATTGACATGCGTAAGCAGTCAATTGAGGAGATTGATCGTGCTGCATCTATTTAAACGCGTATACGTCACAACCGACGCTGGTCTTGATATCACAAACAACCGCATTGTCATTTCGGCAGAGCACGGGTTCCCTATGTACCACCCTCTTGAGGAGTTCAAAGACGGCGGCAAGTTGCTCGGATACGGTCCTAACCTCGAGGGTGTGTACGAATCTATGCCTCGCGTGTCGAACTTCCCGCAGCTGATTGAATTTCTGTACAATTATGACGATCGCGTTATCGTCTATGTTGACGGTCAGCAGTTTATGGAGTTCATGGCTCTGTGGCACAAAGCACTATTCAAGAACCCAACGTCCTCGAGCACGTGGGACATTTTGAATGCTTACATTCGCAAACACGATCTGCAGCGCAACTGGAAGTTGAATGAATTCAGCGCAGGCGTTGCGTACACGAATGTTAACGCCACAAGTTATGATGTTGTGTTCCAGCGTGCTGAAAAGCACGATCTGTCAGTTCTGGTGCAGTCTGCATATCAAGACCTCAGCTTTGATATCCTAATTGCTAACTACATCAACAACCCCACGAAGTTCACTGCACCAATGGCAGCCTGTATGCAGACTGTGTTGTTGAGAACCGTTGACGAAACGTTGATTGAAGTCAAGCAAACATTCTACAAAGGACACACAAAGTCAGTGTTCCCGCGGTTTTCTGTTGGTTTGGAGTTTTTCGGCCAGTCTTCTCTGTACGTAGAAGAAGCGGTTGGTCAAGTGGGTTCAAAATCAAGCGTTGATATTCTGGGTGCTACTCAACAAGATGTGGATACCGCTATCCATATCGCAACAACGTTGTATAGAGAGTGGGATCAGTTCAAAGACGATGCGACAATCATTTCTCGGCTCGACTTGGTCAACATCGTTCGCAACCCTCTAACACCGTCTGTCATTGACGCTGTATTGGAAATGGAGCGCTCAACTGGTTCCAACAACAGAATTTACGCGCCAACTGATGAAGAAAAATTGAACACGTTCTTCATTGATCTAGTTTTAGCAACGCCGACTACAGAAATGGCAAAATATGAGATTGTCTGATGATTTGAAAGATCACAACGCTTTTTTTGATACTGGGTACTTTGTTGGAACAATAGATCCGTATGTGATGAAGGCATTGTGGAGAGAAATCGAAATAACAAACTGGATTGAAGACCCTGATAACATATACAAGAAAATACCACACTGGTACTGCACTAACCTAACAACGCCAATTGGTCAACTAGAGGCGTTTAGAGGTAAGTACGAGAAAGAGTTTGCAGAGCGAATTATGGAGAGAGCACCCCGATCGTTGATGGATGTTGCTAGTAAATTTTTTGCTTTTGATGAGAGATTTCAGTTCTTCAAGCGGTACTTTAACGATATTGAATTGACGAGTGTAGATTTGTGGAATGGTGCAGAAAACATCGACTACCACTTTGACACAATCAACGGGTTCGATCTAGCGGTGTTGATTTACCTAACCGATCAACCGCAGTGGGATCCAAAATGGGGCGGTTCTTTGCGAATGAAGCGTGAATATCCACATCTTGGACTGCCAACTACAGATGAGATCGTCTATCCCACTTCTGGAACGTACGTACTATTTAACAACAAGACGCCGTTGTTGACACACAAGGTTGAGCCGTTGACAACCACCGACGTTAACAGGTATACTTTCACTTTCAACTATAACTTAAAATGACGATAGCCCAACACATGCTGGACAATCACGATAAGCGCCCAGCCGCGGGTGAAATCATCGTGATCTTGTTCGAACAGTGCAATTTGTCGTGCTCGTTTTGTCACCAGAAACACGATGACAAGACAGGAATGGACTCGATCGTTGATAAGGTCGATCTTGTCAGACGAACAATTCCTATATTACGGAAGAAAGGCAAAACGCAATTTTCCGTTCACGTGATGGGCGGCGAATTGTTTGCCGATGATATTCCTGACGAATTGTTTGAAAAGTACGACCGGTTTATTGATGATGTAAGAGAACTTCGGTCTGATGGCACTCAGGTTGACATATACTTCGTGTCAAACCTGATTTTTGATAACAGAGCAAGAATGGAGACATTTCTTGATAAACACCAAGACGTTCATCTTCTAACAAGTTTTGACTTCGCTGGAAGGTTCAATGAAGCAAACAAGAAGATTTACTTTGACAACGTTCTCCATTTCGAAGACAGGATCGACAGCGTCAATGTGATCCTGTCAAAACAGAACATTGAAAGGATGATCAAACAGCGCGATCCTGTGTTTGATTACCTGTATGACAAGGTTGAAGTGGTGTTTGATTACTATGGCCCTAAAGGTGCGAATGATCCTCACTTGCCAACAGATGTTCAGTTGAGACAGGGGCTGATTTACTTGTTCGACAACTACCCGAAAGTAATACCGGTAGCAAACTTCACATCTAAAACCAAGACTGTGATGAGCTGCATGGACACGTATACTGCCATGCCTAACGGCAAGGTTGGCGGATGTGGGATGTTTGAAAACACAACCAAAGTGATACCAATCAAACGTTCAATCGAACAAAAGTGGTTCGACAGCTACAATTGTTTTGAATGCGAACACTTTCAACGGTGCTCTTTCGGTTGCTTTATGAGCAACCACATAAATGATATGAGAACCCAGCAACAGTGCTGGCTAAAAGAAGTATATGACTACGTAGACGCAAAGGAAAAGGCATGACAAAGCGACAAGTGTCTCTGATTGAAGAGAACAAAGATTTTCTCGCCGATGAGGCGGTAACCTATTACAAAACAAAGTATCCAGACGTTGAATTTGACAAAGAATTCTGCCGCCGTGATGTTCATATGATTTGCGACATTATCTGCGGTGACCTTAACCTCGAAGGATTCGTCTCGTCAATCACGTTTGCTGCACCTGATGTAGAACATAACTATTATGCTCTGAACCGCTACAAAGGGTCGTTTCTTTGCCTAAGACAACAGAATGTTGTAACCTTTGATGTTGTTGCACACATTATCGGTATGATCAAAAAGGTTGCACAAAGTCAGCCTGTAGAGCCTGTGCTAGGCAAGCACGAACAGACGTTTGACCCTCAACGAAATCTTACTGCGGAACAGATTGCGGAGATTGGCGTGCTCGGCACACTGATCGCAGGTAATGTTGGCAAAGGTAGGCCTCGTACTCAATACACTGTCATGATGGAGGATTACTTTGATAAGGGGTTCATCCACACAACGATCCCATCAGACATATACTCACGACTGTGGGAACAAGTGCACAAAACAAACTGGGTCGATGCTGTTCGGACAACATACAAGAAAAAACCCGACTGGTATTACGAGAACGAGAAGCACTATCTTGATCCTATGCTGCTTGATCGTCCAACACACGAGAAGCTATTTGCGAAAGAAACAATTTCGAACACACCGCCTGATCTGATCAAAATTGCTGAGGACCTGCTGAAAGATCCAATGTTTGATTACATCAAATTGTTCCGTCCGCCTAACCCTGTTGTGAAATGTGTGCACTTCTGGAACGGCAGCGAGAATAGCCCTCACCACAACGATGGTGTTGATGGCACAGACCTGATGATCTTCTGTTACCTGACCGACGAAGAAGGATGGGATGAGGAGTGGGGCGGTTACATCAACATGCTGAAGGAAGTTGGTGGTCAGTTCTACCACACAAAGAACATTATGCCGATTGACGGCACGATGGTTTGTGTCAACAACTCTGCACCAATCTTCAAGCACGGCATTCGTGATTTAAAACGTAAAGACAAAAACCGCTACACATTTATTTTCCACTATACGTGGACGTTCTAACCCCACAGCTGTGAAGGGCTGACAATGGATCTAATCATCAAGCCGACAGAGCGGTGCAACTTCAAGTGCACGTTCTGTTCGAGCACAAAGATTACTGACGACAACACCGTCGAACTTGATCACGAGTACATCTCCCAGTTCCTGAAAAGGTTTCCGGAGACGAAAACGATCATCGTCAACGGTGGCGATCCACTGATGATGCCTCCTGAATATTACTGGAAGATCATCGAGCACCTTGACCTGATTGGGTCTAATGCTACGATCTCTTTCACATCCAACCTGTGGCCGTTTTACAAGAACCCTGAAAAGTGGGTTGATCTGTTCAACCACCCACGGATGGGGATTGGCACATCATTTCAGTATGGTGGTGGGCGACTGAAAGGCGATCTAACGGAGTTTTCTGAAGAGGACTTCTGGAAAGTGTCCGACATGATGCTCGAACGTGTCGGTTATCGCCCCGACTTCATTTCTGTGATTACAGAAGAAAATGCTGATAGAGCGATTGAAAACGTGTTGTTGGCACAGAAAATGGGCGTGGTTTGCAAGCTAAATTACGCATTTTCGTCCGGTCCTCCGGTGAAATTTCGTGGAATTACGATGGGTCAGCAGGGCAAACCATACATGCTCGCTGACATCTATGAAATCTATGTGGAGATCTGGAAGCGTGGGCTAACTGAGTGGGAATACAACACCAAACAGATGGTCAAACGGCTTCGTGGTGAAGGAACAACATGTCCGCAGAACCGCAAATGCGACGGAGGGATCCGGACGCTGCAACCATCTGGTGATTATTACAGCTGTGGTGCTTTTGGTGATGATCGGATATACTCAATCGACTTCAAGCAAGAGATGTCTGGCGCGAAGGTGTTCCCGATCCGCAACGAGATGGAGCTGCAGTCACTGAAGCAGTCGTGCTTCACGTGCCCAATGTTTGAGATTTGTAACGGTTGTCGTAAAACGATCAAAGACTTGAAAGATCACGGAATGGTTGAGAAACACTGCTCAAAGATGAAAACACTTGCCGCTGACATCATTGAAGCAAACGGTCTGATAGGTGTGCTTCTTCCAACGCCTTATGTCAACGAACAAAAATGATGTCATACAACTTCAAAAACGACAACGGTCGCATCAATCAGGGGAGACCAGGGCTGAATGTGTTGATACCCCCCACAGATCCATTATTTAACACACAAGTAGAGAGCGGTGTGCAAAATTGTGTTTTTGCATTAGGTTGTAAAGGGTATATAACTTTGGGCAGCTGTGAAGGACATCCTCCAGAAGCGGATCCAACAAACGACACCTATTGGCACATCAGCATAGCGTATGATAGTGATAGAGTGTTTGAGGTGTTTCAGCGGGCGATGAAGTGGTCATTCGTCTATGTCAAACACGACAGCACTTATCCGGCTGACCTAGATTGGTTCAACAGAGTGTTTGAGCAGCGGTTCAACCAGTTTAACATTCTAACAATATACACGTCATCCAACACCGTCAAACGCAACCAGCTTGCAAAACGGTGTTTTGCAAAACATTGCCTTGCTAGAATCAACAAATTGCCCCTAGCATCACAAATAACATGAATATTTCCATCAACCCGAGTTACTTCTGCAACTTCCGCTGTGACTTTTGCTACTTAACAGAACAACAACTTGGCGACACGAGCAAGATTTCACTTGAGCGTTTGGATGACTTGTTGGGTCAGGTCAAACAGCATACTGACATCGCATGGGTTGATCTGTATGGTGGTGAAATTGGTGCGCTGAAGCGTGATTATTTTGATGGTCTCCGACACACAATCCGTCGTCATTACCACGGCAAGATCAGCGTTATCACGAACTTCTCAATGCTGCATACAGGGTTCTTTGAGGATGACTTCGTTCTCAGCGTCAGTTATGACTTTGAGGCGCGTGAGAAATCTGATCGTGTGTTCCAAAACATGCTGCAAAGCCCTGTGCCAATCGCTGTATTGATCCTCGCAAGTCCAAAAGTGCTGGCAACGGACGTCAACTACATGATCACAATGCTGAATATGTGCACATCTGTGACAAGCGTTGAGATCAAGCCGTACAGCACAAACCAAGCGAACAGTCACAATGTCACACATAAGGACTTTGAGCAGTTCGTGATGAAATGGATTGACAGTCCTGTTGACAAGCGTTTCCGGTTCATCAATGAGGACAAAATCAATGTGTGCTTAGATGGAGAGTACAACGCGTTCAGCGACGATCACGTCTACATCACACCGAATGGTAAATTTGGTGTGTTAGAGTTTGACCTCAATGACCGTGAGTTCTTTCTTGAATTAGACAGTTGGAACGACTATATAATGTGGACGGAGAAAGAAAAGAACACAATCAGCAACATATGCAAAAAATGTGAGTATTTCGGTCACTGTTTAACAGAGCACTATCGCCCTGTTTATGACCTAACAAATTCGTGTAACGGCTACAAAGGACTACTGAACTGGTATGCAAGAGTGGAAAATTAGACAAGATGTGTTCCACAGATTGAACACAGAACACGACGACGACCTGAAAACAAAAGAAGTGACATTCACTGACGAGATCGTTCGCGATGCTGTCCGGTACTTCACTGATAGAAACATTGGGTGGGTGTATCCAAGCAAGAGTTATATGGTCGGGATATGCTACGCAAAGTGGCTGTCGGATGTGTGGGGCGGCAACCCGTACGATTACCTAGATGACCCCGAGTTGCTTCACAAAAACGATCCGTACTTCGTTCCTTATGAGGACGATAAGGAAACGTATGACGCAATCCTGTCGCAAATCAACGGATGGGATTTTGCGATGGAAACAGGGCTTGTGCTGGACGTTCACAAGTACTTCATAGCGGAGTTTATGCTTGAAGAAAATCCTGTTGACAAATAGTCCAACTTGATATATAGTACACATCAACAGTTGTTTGATCAGCGCCTTGCACCGGAAGAAAGGGATAACCGGTGTGCATATTTAGGGACTGCTGTCAAAGACGATAAACACCACCCAGGTTTTGCAGGACAATGGGGCGCTGTTCAAACAACTGTTGACTTTCAACACAAGATGTTGTAAAGTGCACATCAAGTTGTTATTGAAACGCATTCTGCTGAAGTTGGTTCAGTTAGGCAGGGCGCATCCAACAGCCTATGTCCGTTAGAATGCGTTTCAATAAAAATTTGATTACCCTGTTGACTACAAAAACAAAATGTGGTACAATAGGGTCAAGCAAATCGTTCTTTAACAAGTAGTTGTGCATTTTAGGCTGATGGGCGGCAAACCGCCAGCAGTCTGCGTCTTCACTCAGCGACCCCCGTTGCCGCGGTGCTAAGTTGAAGTTCCAATAGGTTAACGGTAGACCAGCCGCCTTGTGGCGGAAAGTTCAGGTTCAAATCCTGGTTAGTGTTTATGAAGCGTCAGCCTAAAATGCACAACACCTGTTGACATCTAACGAAAGTTGATGTACAATGATTTGGACGGTAGTGTAAATTTCTGTTGACTGATTGGTCACTTTGATGTACACTACTATAAATAGATTGACAAACGGTGCATGGGGCACCAAACGAAACAAAGGAAGAATTGAAATGACACGTTTTGAACGCAAACATATGATGGAGCAGGGCTCACGCTTTACAAGCGTCGGGACAGGCTTCGTGCGTTCAGAGTGTGGCTTCAATAACTCCGATCGTATTAGCCAGATCAAGGCCTCTGTGGAGGGCTGTACAGGATAAAAGCGCAAGCTAAAACTGAAACAGCAAACCCCCAAAGAGGCCTGAGATGAAAATCCAGGCCTTTTTGTTGGTCTGAAAGAAAGTAGGTTACGAAAATCGGTAGTCACATAAAACGAACACGAAAGTGGTAGCAGAGACCTAGGTCTAGTTCGCCCACTATAAACAAAATCGATGAGGGTCGCCCCTCAAAGATGCGACAAACACGCTAGGGGGTTCTGGAGAGGGAAACCTCAATAGACAAGCCAACGATGTGTTGGCACATTTTTACAGAGCATTGGCAACAGTGTTCTGCAAAAATGTTAGATTACACGGAGGATTATCCTGGCTGGGCTGGGCGCTGTCTTGAAAACAGATGGATCGGTGATGAGCCGGTTGGAGTTCGAAAACTTTTTGTGGTCGAACTATAAATAATACATGCTGAGGAGGTGTGTATGATTAAAATGTGTTCCGCTTGCGGCAACGAAAAACATTTGTTTGAGTTTCGCAAAGACAAAAATCAAAAAGACGGCGTTCAGTCACGCTGTAAGGTTTGTGCGCGAGCAGCTATAAACGCCGCATATGAAACCAAATATGGCGAGAAAACACGAGCACGTAATCAAAAACGAGCGAGAATAGTGCTAGATAACCTAAAAGAATGTAGAGAAAACAGCGTTTGTGCGTGCTGTGGTGAGGATTGTGCTGCGTGTCTGGACTTTCATCACACAGACCCGAGCACAAAATCGTTTTCTATAAGCAAGGCCGGAAACCGTAGTTGGGAGGCAGTACTTGCTGAAATCAAAAAATGTGTTGTTGTGTGCAAAAACTGCCACAGCAAGATACACAATGGGGTTTTGACGTTATTGTAATGGAAGGTCTACCGTATTGGCGAGCGGCACTGCCTTGAAAGCAGTTTGATCCAGAAATGGGTTTGGGGGTTCAAATCCGTCACCTTCCGCCATATTTTCTGTTGGGGTGAGATGCGACGGGAAGCATACTGGACTTTGAATCCAGGTCTTAGTCGGTTCGAATCCGACCACCTCTGCCACGGAAGATCAAGCTGACCGGGTCAGCCACTGTCTCGAAAACAGATGGATCCGCAAGGGTTGCAGTTCGATTCTGCGTTCTTCCGCCATATTTTCTGTTGGAGATTCGCCAAGTTGGTTAAGGCATCGGATTTTGATTCCGACATTCATAGGTTCGAATCCTATATCTCCTGCCAAAATAATCCACTGCAGGCTTGGGCGCCCGGGACCGCATGCACCCCGAAGAGACGGTTCGATTCCGTCCGAGATGGTTTGCCTGGGTTCGATTCCTGGGGCAGTGGGCCAAACAATTTAATGCTGCTGTAGCTGATGTGGTCATAGCGGTGGACTGAAAATCCACAGAAACAGGTTCGATCCCTGTCGGCAGCGCCAAAACAGATGCGGGTATGGTGCTAGTGGTAACACAAGACCTTGCCAAGGTTTAGTTGAGGGTTCGATTCCCTCTACCCGCTCCAAATTTTATACCCCTGTGGTGAAATAGGAAATCATCAGACCCTGCGAAGGTCTAGTCCCAGGTTCGACTCCTGGTGGGGGTGCCAGATTTAAAGGTGAGATGCGAGAGTTGGTCTAATCGGCCTCCCTGGAAAGGAGTGCGTCGGAAACGGCACTAGGGTTCGAATCCCTATCTCACCGCCACAAAGATTTATTGGCCAGTAGCTCAGTTGGTAGTAGCGGATGACTGTTAATCATCAGGTCGCGGGTTCGATCCCTGCCTGGCCAGCCAAGTTAAAGAATCCCTTCAGCAATCATTTATTCAACTTGTACTTGAAACCAAAAGTGGATTCTGTTATTCATATTGCGTTCGACTTCTGGTGAGGTCACCAGGCTTTCATCCTGGCTAGGCGAGTTCGATCCTCGTACGCAATACCAAAGTTTTATTGTCCAGTGACCGGAGTTTGGTAACGGCCCTGACTGTTAATCAGAGAGATGCGAGAGCATTACGCAGGTTCGATCCCTGCCTGGACAGCCAAACATTTTGGAGCATTCGTCTATCGGTTAGGACGCTGCCCTTTCAAGGCGGAAAGAGGGGTTCAACTCCCCTATGCTCTACCAAACAACACGCTCCTGTCGTCTAGTTGGTTTAGGACGCCACTCTTTCAAGGTGGAAAGTCGGGTTCGAATCCCGATAGGAGCACCAATTTATACCGTAGAGGCCACCTGGGGGTGATATCTCACTGTCTATGAGACTGCGGCGGGTTCGATTCCCGTCTACGGTGCCAATTTTCAATGGTGTTGATAGTGTAGTGGTTCTGCACGGGTGTCTGTGAAACACTCAGTGGCGGGTTCGATTCCCCCTCTTCACCCCAAACAAATGGACCCGTAGCTCAATCGGGAGAGCGCATGCCTGTCACGCATGAGGTAGCGAGATCGAAACTCGTCGGGTCCGCCAGCATATATAATGGTGATATGACGTAGATAGATGCGTAGCGGTTTCATAAGCCGACGAGGAAGGAGCATTACCTTCTATCACCACCAAAAATTTGCCTCGTTCGTCTAATGGTAGGGCCGCGCTTTTACACGGCGCAGACGGCAGTTCGATTCTGTCACGAGGTACCAAGTTAAAGGATGGTTCCAGCAACCAAAAAATGCACTTGACTTTTAATCAAACTAGCAAAAACCCATCCTGTCAATTTTAGGAGATAATTGTGGCACATAAGCAACAAGGAAACCTAACCCCTAGCCCTCAATGGTGGAAACACCTAAAGGACTGGAAACGCGTTTGGCATAAGCGTGAGCGCCAAGCATACAAACGAATGGTTGACAAACAAACAAGTTGACCGTATAATACATTTTCTTTCAAGGAGAACGGCATGAAACGTGGTAAACGTTAGTGTCAACTCTGAATCCCGTAATTGGTTCAGGGTTGGCACGTAAAATCGAAATGAAATTACAAACCAACCCTTGCTAAGCTTTGCTGGCGAAGTATCCGGCTCTTACCCGGAAAAACTCGGTTCGATTCCGAGAGCAAGGACCAATTACGGGAGTATAGCTCAATGGCAGAGCACTCGGCTTTTAACCGATAGGTTGTGGGTTCAAGTCCCACTGCTCCTACCAAACAAAAACGCTCTAATGTAGCTACACTGGAACGACTGAAATACTTGCCAATAACGTTTAGAGCAAGGACCAGCCAGGAAGAGTTAGGGCTATCACAGATTCAAGCACTGGTTAGAGTGTTTCTGTTTGGTAAGATTTTTGCGGTTGTGGTGTAATGGACAGCACATTATAAAGGTGAGCCTGTCAAGGTTACGTTCAGCAATTTTTAATTCTCCTGTCGAAGAGAAAGGACTCCGTTCGATTCGGAGCGACCGCACCAAACACAATGCCCCTTTAGTTAAAAAGTATAACACCGTGCTGATCTGATCTTATAAATATAAGAAGGAGATCAAAAATGAGAAAAACAAAACTTTGTTGTATCTGTGGCAGTGCGGTATCATTGTCTAACTTCTCAAAGCACGAAGGCAGTCGAAAATGTTTATCGGGTGGAAAGCAGACGGCCAACCCCTCGAAAGAATGTAGATATTGTGATCGCCTGTTCGCCACCCCAACCGGTCGAGGAGTGCACGAGGTTCAGTGTGATATGAACCCTAATTACCGCAAGTTAAACGCGGGCAGGGTTGGATGGAATCGCGGGATGAGATCAAAGCCGGATACTCGCAACCCTGAATATGTCGGGAAGCTTGGAGGGTACAGACCTAACGCAGGACGGTCGAAGAAATTTAAAGTTAAAGATTCATACAACAACGAAGTTGTTTTACAAAGCACCTTTGAACTCAGGTGTAGCGAAATACTAAACGCTCTGGGCATTAAATGGATTCGTCCAAAAGCTCTGAAATATGATAGACAGAATTACTTTGCCGACTTCTACTTGCCTGAACAAGATATTTGGCTTGACCCTAAAAACAACTACAAAGCAAAACAGGATAGAGAAAAGATTGATAAGGTGATACAACAGAATAATGTGAGGTTGTTTGTGATACTCGAACATCAACTCACGGAAGAATATATTGGGAGATTAGCTGAGATGGATTAGCAGTGTCTTGATAAGGCACAGAGAGTGGATCGTTACCACTATCTCCTACCAACTTCCCTACAGCCGGAGCGTTACCTCCCAGGGGTACCAACAATGCTGCTTTAGTATAATGGTTAATTACGCTGCCCTTGTAACGCAGATATAACAGTTCGACTATGTTAGGCAGCTCCAAGATTCAACAGAAGAGAAAGTCCGTACTATAGGTATTCGAGCATAGGAGAGACGGACAATGCGCAACATGACGTTGAACAAACACCAGTGAGAGGTCTGGGTGTATAAAGTATTCCTCTCGCCTGCCTCCATAGCTCAGTTGGTTAGAGCAATGTGTTGATAACGCATAGGTCCGTGGTTCGAGTCCACGTGGCGGCACCAAAAACAATCGCGGAGTAGGGGAGTCCAGTCGTCCCCGCTAGTCTCATAAGCTAGAGATCGCAGGTGCGAATCCTGCCTCCGCAACCATTTATGTCGGTAAGTGAAAGACGGCGACTACCTTCGGGTAAAGCCTTGTGGCTATCGTGCGAAATGACCCCGCACCGCTTCTGTTCTAGGAACACCGACGCCAGTTGACAACCAAGCAGTCTTTGTGTATAGTGTGCTATAAATACATACGTGGCAACACATATGCGGGTAAGGTGTTTATGGATACACATCAGTCTTCCAAACTGAAGTAGACCGGCTCGATACCGGCTACCCGCTCCACACACTCACACACAAAGGAGCTACTGCTATGTTTTTCAAATCGAAAATAACACCTGACTTTTACATCAAGCGAGCAATCAAGGCGACTTCCGTTAAGGAACTCGTAGATGCGAACGTAGGGTTGTTTAACCTGTACAACAATCACGCGCGCTACACAATCAACCAATGGTTCGAGCAAGTATCGAAGGTTGTGTTACAAAGCGTACAGAAGTAAGAATTTTAGAGGATGGGCCGGACGGAAAGGCAGCTGCCTGCTAAGCAGTAGGTCGTAGAAATACGGCCAGTGGGTTCGACTCCCACATCCTCTGCCAAAACCCACCTTAGGGCCGCTGACGTAGCGGTAGAGGGAGCAATCCCTCGGCGTCCGAGTAGTTGCCGTAAGCAACGGGCGCGATTGAACTGCTTGGCCTACATAACTAAGCGCTGGATAAAGTAACCAGCACCTTTTGCCCTTGTCGTATATTGGTATTACACACCTTTGGTATGGGTGAGAATGCAGTCCGATTCTGCACTAGGGCACCACCATCAAAGTTTTTTTTGTTTGCTCGTAACAGATAAATACTCTCACACTTCGTAGAGGGCGAGCATGGCATTACAATCATCAGGCGCGATATCAGCACTCCAAATTAACGCTGTGTTTGGTAGAGGCACAGATTTAAATACGTACAGAGGAACAACCCGTTTTAGGGCTGGGAGCACGATGAGTCCGTTCCCAACAGGGGCGATTGCATACGCTGATTTTTACGGAACCACTCCCAGAGCACCATTTCTGGCTGTTAATATTTTGGTGGTTGGCGGTGGGGGCGGTGGTGGCTCTTCGTCGGGCGCTGGTGGTACAGGCGGGGGTGGTGGCGGCGTGATCAATGCCACGTATAACGCCCTACCAGGCGGTTCCTATTCAGTGGTTGTTGGTGGCGGTGGTGGCACCAACAGCAGTGGGGGCACTTCGTCTCTATCTGGAGGTGGTGTGTCAATTGCAGCGGGCGGTGGCGGTGGTGGGCGCACAGGTGGGTCAGCAGCAGGCGGCGTGTCTGTTATAACAAATACACTAACGCACTCTCGTGGTGGTTCACAAGGTGGTGGCGTCAACGCCGACTGGGCCGGTGTTGCTGGTGCAGGTGGCGGTGGAGCGACTACAGCAGGTAACACGTGGGGCGGCAGTAAACGCACCGTAAACCAAGGCGAGCGGGGAGGAAGAGGATATCGATGGTCTAACGGCTTGTGGTACTCTTCAGGCGGCGGTGGCGGCGGTTCAAACTTCAACAATGACGTGACTAACTCTGGTGGCTGGTCTGCAGGCGTCAACGGCGGCAACGGCAACGAAACATCAAACGCGCGGCCGGCTGATGGCTCTGATGTTGGGGGCAGAGGGGCTTCATCGTTTAGCTCACCCATCAACGCAACGCCAGCTCTTGCAAACCGCGGTGGCGGTGGTGGCGGTACTGGTGGGGGAGGCCGCGGGGCTCCATCGGCGGGAGGCAGCGGTGTTGTCGTCATCAGGTATGTGGGCTCTAGCGCCTTAGCATCTGGCGGCAACATCACTATTCCAGGCGATGGTTACGTTTATCACACTTTTGCTTCTTCGGGAACATTCACTCTTTAACATTCACTCTTTAAGGATACACATGAGCCATTTTGCTTTCGTTAACAACGGTGTTGTTGAAAACGTTATCGTGTCTGAGCAAGACTTCATTGATTCAGGTGCTGTTGGTGATCCGTCAAAATGGATACAAACATCCTATAACACACGTGGTGGCGTTCACCACGATCCCATCACAGGCTTGCCTGATGGCGGTACTGCGCTGAGAAAAAATTATGCTGGAATAGGTTTCACATACGATGCAGACAGAGATGCGTTCATTCCACCGAGACCGTTTACAAGATGGGTGCTAGACGAATTTTCGTGCCTGTGGCAACCACCGTTCCCAGCACCAGATGACGGTAAGCACTACGAGTGGAGTGACGATGCTAACAACTGGGTGGAGCTTGTGCCAAAAGAATGATTGGTCAGCCTGTTGACAAACAGGCATATATAGAAGACAATGTGTTTAATGAATGCCGGATTAGCACAGCGGTAGTGCAATCGCCTTGTAAGCGATAGGTCGTCTGTTCGATCCAGACATCCGGCACCAAAATTCCGAAGGGTGCGTACAGCAATCAATTCTTATGGACCAAGAATTGCACCCTGAATATGCGGGTATGATGTAATGGTAACCTGAAACCTTGCCAAGGTTTATTCGCGAGTTCGATTCTCGCTACCCGCTCCAAACATTGGGTCGTTAGCTAAGTGGTACAGCAGTGAGCACTCTAAACTCATCGATTATCGGTTCGATTCCGATACGACCCACCACACAAAGGAACCGTGTATGAAGGGTCCAAAAGAGATGAAGCGGTATGTGGCTAAATACCGCGCCCATTTGAAAACATGCCACTGGGATGACCTGGCAATATTCAAATGGGAGCGCTGCAAAAACTGGTTTAAGCGCGATAAGCGCATCACAAAAGAGGAGTTACAAGGATGAGATCGCTGTAGATTCTTGCCTGATATCAGGCCTCCGTAAAGTTGTTGTTTGAGTCCAACACAAAACATCAAACAAACATTGCACAACTTTAAGGAGAAACAAAATGGAAAAGCAATATTACATCACAAAAGAACAGTTCACTGCTATGCTCGCTGCTTGGAGGTCCAAGACGGAGCACACTGCCGGTCAGCATATCATCTATAACATCCTCAGAAGCAAACCTGCTAAGCTAGGATTTGCTGAGAAGCAAAAAAACATCCAGGGGAACGACCCGTGGTTTGCGTTTAAGCAAGCGCTGATTGAAGCAAAGCAAATTTGCAACAAGTCGCACCCTTGGGAAAAGTACCGAGGCAACCCAAACTACGCTTCAACCGTCGCTCATGCTGACGCAGCACTGGCAGAACGGAAGCAGCGTGCGATGGAAATCTTCGGTTTTGATCTGCCAGACGATATTCACGAACGCCTGAACAAGGACTGATACGATGGAAACACCGTACGTGTATATGTTTGTACGAGAGGATCTATCGCATGCACAGCAGATCGTCCAAACCGCCCACGCGGTCGACGATCTGAACAAGCACTACCCGCACCAGAAGGGAAACTATATGGTGTTATGTGGTGCTTCATGCGAACAAGAGTTGATCTCGATCTCTGAGCAGTTGACGAACGAAGGAATTGTGCATACAATGTTCTATGAACCAGACGTCAGCTCATTCACAGCGATAGCGACACAACCGCTTCGTGGTAAGCAACGTCAACCTTTGCGGCGGTACAAGCTGAAGAGGTGATATCCCTGCCATCCTGAGTGTAGACCCGAGCTCGGTTAGAGGTAGGTGAGAAGGTGATCGGGTCACCAAATTCTATGTACGTGTGGTCTAAACAGATGGGCCCTGGATTGCAAACCCAGAGATACAGGCGCGATACCTGTCACGTACTCCAAACATGCGCCTGTACGCCGCCTGGCTTCGAACCAGGAGAAAGCTAATGGATTACATGGAGGTTCGAGTCCTCTCAGGCGCTCCAGTCAATGGGCTCATCAGTTAAGAAAGCTACTGCCGTGTTTTCAGGCAGCAATGCCAGTATCGATTCTGGCTGAGTCCACCAATGTCCCTGTAGTCTAATGGATAGGCACCTCCGTCCTAAGGAGTCACATGCACGTTCGAATCGTGTCAGGGACGCCAAACATGCTCTGCAAGTGTAGACAGCGACATACTGGTTTCGTAGTCCAGAGAGTACCGTGCGAGTCGGTAGCAGAGCACCAAACATTTTTGCTCCTGTAGTTTAACGGTAGAACTCCGAGCTTATACCTCGGCATTGGCGCCAGATTAGCGCACGGTCCTGGTTCGAATCCGGGCGGGAGTACCAATATTGCGGCTGTGGTCCAAGGGATGGGCACCTGTCTTCTAAACAGGCTTTTTATGCAGGTTCGAATCCTGCCAGCCGCGCCATCTTTTCAGTCCCTTAGTATAAAAGTAGAACAGCTCATTGACATTGAGCAGGCGAAGGAGCGTTACCTTCAGGGACTACCAGTTGACTTTACCTCGGTTTCGGAGGGACAATAAATAGAGTTGTATTGCTGTATGAAGCAAAGACAAACTAAAGGCGGAATTGAGTAAGGTGCAAGTTCTCTGCGCTAATTGTCATCAGGTAAGGACGTATGAAGAAGGGCACCGCTCGATAAGGAAATGATAGTAAACTAGTTTTAAGAACGGTTGGCAAGACCCGGCTTCGAAGCCGGCAGCTCCACCAAAAGCACATACATCTACAGATGATAGTAGTGAAGTAATATCTGCTTAATGTGTGCTTTTGATGGGGCTGACATGGTGATCGATTGACAGACAAGTATTCTAACTGGCTATCCGGTAGGCGATGACCGTAAATCAAGCAAAAAAAGTAAACGCAGCTAATGATAGCCGCTTCGCTCTCGCAGCCTAAACTGTGA